GCGCCCGCGTCAGGCCAACGCCGCGAGGTGTGGGGCGTTGCCGGTACACGTCGCGATCGTCGGACGGAGGTGGAGCCCAGCGGCCGACCGTGGGGGGCGGTTTGCGGTCGGCCGGCATCCTACATGTGCAGGATCACGACGGCCGAGACGGGTCAAGCTCCCAGTCACTGCCCCAACGGCGCGCCCTGCGTTGTGCGCGGTGGCTACGCTGACACGATCGTCGTGCGTAGCGCGCCGACGTTCACTGCGATCCCGCCCGTCTGCGATTGGTTAAATGACGCGTACATCACCGTGTTGTCATCGACCACGGGCGAGGTGGGGAAATTTAGAACTTGATCCGTGCCGGTCAGCGGAAACGATCCGTCGGCCACTGTATACGTCGCAACAGTCGTAACCGCGTTTGTCTTCGTGCTCCCCGCCGAGATCGTTACCACGAGCGATCCGCCCGGCGAGGCAGACTGACTTGCTAGGGAGAATTTCAATAGCGATAGCCTGTAGCCCTGTGGCACGTCGAGATCCGTCGTAAGTACACCGCTGGCGGTGTTGTTGTAACAAGGGACGATGGTCGTGCCGCCCCCAGCAAACGCCCAGCCTGTCAATATTCCGATCGGAGATGGAATCCGGTTGCGCGTGGACGACCGCGACCACACCGTCTGCGGCTGCCCAGTCAGCAGGTTCCAGTTCGCCACCAGAGCATCCTGTAGCGCGTCGAGATCCGCGCTCTTGATCTGCGCACCCGCCACATACGTCGTGTTGCGGCGGTACGGGATCCCGACGAGCAATTGCAGCGTGCCGCTCCCAGTGCTCGTGATGTCGATCGCGGTGCCCGCGAGCGCGAGCGCGTTGGACGTGGACAGCTTAAGGGTGTTGGCGTCTACGACGATTGCGAAGTAGTCGGTAGCCCCGACGAGTCCACCGGGCAGCGTACCTGCCTGCGTGTAGATCGCGGCAGGACCCGCACCCGTGGTGAGCCCGTGCGCTGTGATCGTCAGCTGATCGGTAGTTGCGTTGACGGCTGAGATAGTGAGCGCGGGCATTTAGATATCCTCCTGCTGATGGTCCCAGACGCGATCGAAGCGGAATGAAACCGGATCACGCCCGGGACGATTCAAGACGACCGAAATCAGGATCCCGTTAGCGCTCGGCTCCACACCGACGTCAGCGCTCGTTACGACCCGATCCTCGACCATCCAGCGCAGCGCCTCGCTCGCGTACTCTTTCGCAAGCAGCACGGTTTCACTCGAGCGTTTGGAGCGGTCGAGTAGCCAGAGACGGGATCCGTACTTGTCGCTGGAGACGGTCGCGAACTCGTCGCCCCACCAGCCGCGCCGGTCGGTTGCATCGCCACTGGACGGCACGTCATCGTCATTTGCGCGACGATCGAGCAAGAGCGAGAGCAGCACCGCGGTGATGAGCCCGCGATCGGACGCTAGATCGGAATCGATCAGCGATACGTCAGCATCGCCTCTCGCGTTCGACCACGTGAGCGCCAGATCTGATAGCTGGATTGCGCTTGAACTCGCCATTACGCCCCCAGGAGGTCACGATCGCAAAGGGAATAGGGCGAATCGCAGACCATGCTGACGCTTTCGATCGCGGTGCCGATGGTGTGCGATGCCTCGATGGTGTTGATCAGCTGCTGCGCGCTGGCGAGGTAGTAGGTCCCGCCCAGCGACGGATCGCGGTAGACGAAGAACCGGTAGATCTCGCGATCGTCGCCCATCGCAGCAGCTTGCGCGTGAGTCCGCTCGATAACCACGACGTTTGCCGCTGCCTGCCCGAGCAACGGCGCCAGTGCGGTTTGGAAGTCGATCGGGCGATAGCCCTGCTGCGCGACGTAGGTGGCCACGATTCGCGCCGATCGTTCCGCGGTGGTCCCGGTCGATGCGAGCCCCAGCTCAGCCTCATACTCGGGCACCATCTCGACCGTGGTCGCGGGGTTTGACTCGAGCAGCAGCGCGAACGCGCGCGCCTCTAAACGATCGAGCTCGTCGGCGAACGCGGCGAACATCGTGCGCATCTTGCTGGCAACCATGCGCCACAGCCGGCCGGGCGGCAGAAGCGCGAGCATCATCCGGGCATGCTTTGACAGAGACTCCGTGACGGGGACGGCGCCCCCGACATCGAACGCATCCGCCTGGAACGCATCCGCCTGGAACGCGCCGGCCGTACTAACGACGCTGACGGTGATTGTTGCGGTCGTCTGGCCGGTAATCGCGCCCGACGTTGCGCTGATGACGGCGGCGCCGACCGCGATTGCGGTAACGAGCCCGGTCGCCGATACGGTGGCAACCGACGGCGTCAGGCTCGACCAGGTTGCGGTCGCGGTCAGGTTTGCGGTGGTCGCGTCCGAATACGTGCCCGTCGCGACCATCTGCTGCGTCGAGCCAATGCCGTTGATCGACGGGCTAGCCGGGGTGACGCTGATGCTACTGAGCGTGACGCCGCTGCTGACCGTGATAACGCTGGTGTTGCTCGTCGCCGTGGTCGCGTTCAGCGACGTGAACGTCGCCGTGATGTTCGCGGTTCCCACTGCGACGGCGGTGACCACGCCGGACGAGTCGACCGTGGCAACGGCGGGGTTCGAGCTGGACCAGGTGACCGGGGCGTTGGCCACGGTGCTCGTGTCGGCACGGGTCGCGGTTGCGACCAGGCTCTGTGTGCCGGCCGGGACGAGCGCTGCGGACGTCGGCGAGATCGCGATTGACGTGATCGCTGGACCGTTCTGGATCCGATCGATCAGCGTCTGGATCTGTGCGGTGGTCAGTTCAGCGGCGGCGCTTTCCCACTCGGCCGTCCAGAGATAGACGACTGCGCCGTAATCCACGAGACTGCCGTTGAACGCGATGTACTTCGTGGTGGCCGGGGCGCCGATCGCGACTTCGATCGCTTCCTGATCGGTGACGACTCGCGTCTTGCCGGCTGCGAAGTTGTTTTGCAGCGCAAGCACGTGCGGCGTTGCGCCGATCGTTGCACTGCCGTCGAGCGTGGCCCCGCCGACCACGCGGTTCTTGCCGGCGCTGGTCTGGAACCACTTGGCGTACGTGCCGCCAAGGCCGATGTATATGTTTTGCGAGTCCACGAAGGCCGTAGTGGGTGCCTCACAGATCAGAACGGCGAGCAGCATCGAGCTTGTCGTCGATGGATCGACGAGCCCTGCTGCGTTGTTGTAAAACTCGTCCCCGCGCGACCGTTGGCCTTTCCGCGCGAACCCGGCGACGGTCAGGTTAGGGTCATAGCGAGTACCCGCGACGCCGAGAGGAATCGATCCGATGCCGTCCGCGAACGGGACATCGGCCTCCTGCATCGGCCACAGGTGGGCCGGGTTCGCGATACCGGTACCCGAGAGCAGAGATGTCGCCTCGGCAGCCGTGGTCGCAAACCACCAGCCCTTTGTCGCATCGCGCGGGACGACCGGCATTAGCTATGCCTCCGCTCGCTCGCCGACCGTCGGGGCGCCCTGCATTATTTGGCCGTGAAGCTGACCACGACGAGCGGGGCGCGGTCACCAGCGTAAACGAACGCCACAGCGGCGAAAGCGACAAGGAGAACGATGGAGGCTGTGAGCTTGCGCATGGCTAGAGTCCGATCGGCGGCTGAACGCGCAGCCGCATGACGGTGGTGGAGAGCGCGATGCCGACGGGCGCGATGAATTGCCCGACGGCGCTTGGCGCAACGGTTGTGAGTATTCCGGCCGTCGCCGCAGAGACGTAGTAACGAGCGCCAGCCGTGAGGCCGCCCGTGAGGCCGGTGACGGCATCCCACTGCGCCGTGGTAAGCGGCAGCGAATCGATCTCTTGCGCGAGCCCTGACACACCAGAAGGAACCGACGCAGGCGCGCCGCGATACACCGGCAGCCACGCGAGCCCGATGCACTCCGCGGTCGCCGCCGCGTCGGCCTTCGCGAGATTCATCGCGCCGGCCGCGGAGCAGTACACCGGCGAGCCCGGCTGAATCGTGCTGGCGTTCGCGTTGGTGAGCATGTCACCGATCAGGTGGTTGTCGTTCCAGTCGCCGGGGCGCGCGATCGTGGAGTCCGCGCCGTCGGCTTTGGGATTCGTGTATGGGTGCTTGAGCATCTAGATCTCCCTCATCAAACCCACGTGATTGTCCCGACGGTCGCGAGCTGCCCGAGCGCAGGAACCACATCCGCGGCTGGAGCGGTGATCGAGTAATCGGTCACGCCGCTGGCGGTGCCGATCGCCGTGCGGATCTGCGAGAGCAGGACCGTCCCGCGGCTGATGCCGTCGCCAGGCTCAGCAACGCGCTTGAGCGCGTCCGTAAGCTCGGCAGTGACCGCCGCGCGGGTGTCCGCGTTGTCGGGCACCACGTGAATCGTGAAGGCCACGGCGAGGGCGGTAGGCGCGATCACGGTCACCGCAGCGGTGGTCGGTCGCTGCGCGTCGATCGCCGCTTGCACCGCAGCCACGGCGCCCGCGTCCGGGAAGATCGGCACAAGCCCGTCCTCGACGAAGCGGATCACCACGGTCCCCAGCCCGAGCTCGTTACGGTAGACCCATGCCCGAGTGACGCCGGCCACGGCAAGCGCCCAGGCGATGTAGTCCTGGTCGGATCCGCCTGTTGGCTTCTTGCGCAGCCGCAGCAGGTACCGGGCTCGGACCTCCTCGGTGCCTTCCTCGGCGACCCCGTTAGCGATGCCTCCGGTGGCCACGGCGGCCGCCGAGCTCACGCCAGCAATCGGCGTCTCGAACGTCAGCGCGGTCCCGGCTGGCACGTTGGCATCGGCACCCGCGAGGACGGCGACAACCGGCAGCGTAGCGGTGCCGGCGCCGTCCAGGACCTGCCCGGTGGTCACCCGGTATGACGTGACCGCATCGAGCCGGAGAATGGTCCCTGCCGGCACGGATACCCCAGCGGCACCCGTAGCGGTGACGTTGCCGCTGGCAAAGGTCGCGGGCGCTGGCGTGATGCCGTAGAGCGAGGCTTTCGCGAGCAGGGCTTCTCGCTCGGCGGTGGTCCCGATCAGCTGCTTTGATAGCCAGTCCAGGAACCCGTAGAGCGTGTGCGTGGTGCCACCCCAGACGGTGCCGAGCACGTCGGCCATGGCGCGGCGAAGGAGCGGCCCGCCGATCTCGAGACGGCCCCGCAGATCGCTCTTTGCGCGAGCGATTAGATCCGCGAGGGACGGTCTCGCAAAAGGCACATACCCCGATGGATCATGCGACGGCGATCGGTGTCAAGCGCGGGTCACTTCGCCTTGAGGAGCGTGGTCCCCGTGAGCGTAGGTGTCGGGCTGATCGCGCTCGCCGGCGACGGCGAGCCCGTGCCGGCGGTCAGGTGCGTGTGGTTGAGAAACTGCGCCTGGGTCACAAGCGGCCCCGTGCCGCCGGACCCATCGTCAACGGTCACCGAGCGCCCCGCCGCCGGGCTCAGCTTGATATCCCCGTCCTTCGTGATCGTGACCTTGGCGCCGGTGTTGTTGTAGACGACGACCTCGCCCGGCTGACTGCCCGTGGGACGGTAGCGGCGATCGGACGTGGCCACGACGAGCGGGTGCGAGCGGTCGCCGTTGGGGAACACGACCACGACCTCGGCGCCGCCGAGGGGGACACTCGAGAACCCGTACGGCTGGAAGTGCTCTGCGCCGTCCACGGTCTCGCCTGCGAGCACGCCGAGCTGGAGCAGCTGCAGTTTCTTGCCGTCGTCGGCGAGCTGGACCACGCCGCGCGCGATTGAGTTGGCCACGCGGGTGACAAGCGGTCGGATCATCCGCTCGATCTGAGCCATCGCTCCGCGGTCCATCAGCGCCCTCCCTTCGTGGCTACATCCGGTGTGATTTCCTTCCAAAGCACCTCGCCGCTTACCACGGCAGTCGCCGCGGTCTCGGGCGCTGGGGTGAACGCGTCCGGCCTCACCAGACGCAGCTGCGTGATCTTGCCGTCCGGGCCCACGGAGAAATCCACCTGAGAGATCAGCATGTCGCCTTCTATGCGGATCAGCCGGCTGGCCCTGACCGGGACGATCGCGTTGATCGGCCACAGCGCGCCGCCTGGCTGCCGCCAGCCTTGGACCGTGATCGTGGCGGTCGCTGCTTTCGCAGCACGGATGCGCGCTTCCCAATCGGCTCGACGACGAGCCGCAGCGGCGCCGAGTCCCTTCTCGGGGCGGATGACCAGCACGCGGTTTTCGCGCTTCACGTCGGTATCCGTCGCCTGTGCTTGCACCCGCGTTGCCTCGCCGTTGGCGTCGTCAGTCCCGGGTGGCTGCGAGCTGATGAGGTAGCGGCGGAATCGCTCCGTTGCGTCGAACTCGACCGATGCTTCCTTGATGTTCTCGCCCTCGACGAGCGCTGCGGCTCGAGCGGTGCCGGCTTGCGTGAGCACGATGCCGCCGGTGCCGTCGCTGACCACGAGCACGCCGGCCGATGCGGCAGCCCGCTTGATGGCCTCGAATCCGCTCTCACCAGGATGCGCGACGATGCTCGGATCTTTCTTGAGCACGAGCCCGGGCTGCACGCTAACGCTGACGTTGTGCTGCGCTGCGATCTGCGTCGCAAAGTGCGCGATATCGACGTTCTTGTACGTCCACTTGTTGCCCTTGGTGCTGGCATCCGGGATCAGCACGGAGCAATCCACGATGTCGGCGGCACGATCGCGGCCCGTGACCGACAGCGTGCGGGATGTCGCCGAGCCGCTTAGGCTGAGTTTGTCGACGTAGCCGGTGATGACACTGACGCCGCCGATCGCGACTCGGCACGCATCGCCCTCGGTGATCGGCCAGATGTTCTCGTCATCGTTCCAGCGGTCACTGACATCGAGCGCGAATGAGCCGGCGAAGCTCTCGATCGAGCGCGTGATCTTGATCGACTCCCAGCCGGCATAGGCGAAACCGTTTACGAACAGCACCACGTCGTCGGTCAGGTCGCGCCCGTCGTCAGCCATTGCTGAGTGCCTTTAGATCGCCCGCGACGAATCCGGGATGCCGGATCGCGTTGCGTGCGAGCAGGTCGGCCTCGAGCGTGACCGAGCCGTAGAGCTGATAAGCGAGCAGGAGCGACGGGACCGGGACCTTGCGCGTCACCGTCACGATGCTGGCGAACGCCGCGCCGCCCGGCACCGCTCGCAAGACCTGGGATCGTAGGTCGACGATCGCGGGATAGGACAGGTTGTCAGCCAGCGCCGCCTGTTCGTCGAGGAATCCGGCGATCTTGGTTCGTGCGGTGATTGCGTCGTCGGTCGAAACGAACGGCACGATCGGCGCCAGGCGCGCAGCCTCGATCACGAACACCCGACGCAGCGCGCTGGTCAGCGCAACCTGATTGGAGCTCTCGCGGGTGCGCGTTGCGGTCGTCGAGGTCCCCGTGATGGTCGCGCCGAGGTCGGCGACGTAGGTATCAAACAGCGCCGACATGACGGCGCCGGGTGCCGCGATCGTCGAGCTTGAGAGCGCGTGCAAGGCGTCGCGAAACCTGCCGAGGATGAGCGCTGGCGTGCGTGCCAGCGATGCCGCCTCGGCGGTGATGAGCGTGACCTGGCTGTTAAGCTGCGCGGCTTCCTGCGTCGCGCTGACCACGGAGGAAAGCTGATCCTTGATGGCCGCTGCCGCGTTCTTGATCGCGGTCTCGGCGGACGCCAGCGCGAACGCAGGCAGGCCCGAGCCGTCGTAATCGGTCGCGAACTGCGCATCCGTCGCCGCGTTGGCGGCATCGGCAGCGGCGGAGACCTGCGCGACCGGATCACTGACCGCCGACGGGCTCGGCGATTGCGCTGGCGTCTCGGAGAACTCCAGCGAGAACTGAGCGTATCCGCCATCGGCACGCGACTCGTGGACCGATACGCTCGAACAGATGACGGTCAGCGATCCGTAGTACGGATGCACGAGCGTGCCGGGCCCGAATTTCTCGAGCTCGTTTAGCAGATCGTTTTTCTGCGAGAGGTAGTTATCGCCGATGACGTAGCCTTCGACCCGGTGGGTGTGCGCCGTCTCGCCGAGGTCCTCGACGTAGGGCTCGTCGCGGAACGGGAACTGATGCACGACCGTACGGCGACCGCCGGCGCGGTCGGCGCTCTCGACGAGGAACGGCACGCCGCGAAAGCTGGCGCCGATGAGCGTAACGCCGGGGATGGTGCGCCCGTCCGGCATCTTGCGGTCCGGAAATGTGACCCGCCGCAGATCGTCAGACCAGGTCATGAGCCGAACCCGAGTTGATGCCCCATGGTCATGTCTACGTCACCTGTGCTGGATGGATCGATCGCGGCTCGTGTGCCCTTGGGAGCGTTCCGGATGTCGACCGTGATCTTGGATTTGCCGCCGCTGTTGCCGTTGATGACCGCGGCGAGCTCCGTGGCGATGTTCTTGGCGAGCGAGGTTCCGGAGAAATCAAAAGCTGAGGCCTTCGCGGCGGTGAGCTGCTCGTCGAAACTCGGGCCGGCGGGCTTGGATGGACCGTCAATCAGTTCCTGCGCCGTCTTGTCGTCCAGATCCTCCCGCCTGCGATCTAGCTGCATCTGGTAAGCAGCCTCGCTTTCCGCGCGCTGCTTTACTT